AAAGCTCCGCAGCAATCTTTGAAAGCCTGGGGAGACCAAAAGTGGCGAACACGAAGTGGTAAAAGGTCATCAGATACTGGCGAACGTTATCTGCCAGAGGCGGCGATCAAATCTCTTTCACCAGCAGAATATGCAGCAACAACAAGAGCAAAACGCGCAGGAAAAGCCAAAAGAAAGCAATTTGTTGCTCAACCAAAAGCAATTGCAAAAAAGGTGGCCCCTTTTAGGAAGATAGGAAAGTGAAGGATTACACTAAGTTTGAGGTGCAAAAAGAAATACTGATGGAGTATTTACAAGTTATGGTTGCGCTTCAAGACTGGCACGGCGTTGCCGATGTGGCAATGGATCTCCGAGAATTAGAGGCTAAACATGAGCACCACAGGAACAACAAGTTTTAACCCAAACTTAAATGAGCTTGTTGAAGAGGCATTTGAGCGATGCGGCAGAGAGTTGCGCTCCGGCTATGATTTGCGTACAGCTCGTCGCAGCCTGAACCTATTAGTTACCGAGTGGGCTAACCAGGGGATTAATCTTTGGACTATTGAACAAGGCGCAATCCCGCTTTATACAAATCAAATTACCTATCCTTTGCCCATCAATACAGTTGATCTTGTTGAGACGATCATTCGTACAGGTGTGGATCAGAATCAGACGGATATCAACATCAGCCGAATCTCGGTAAGTACGTACTCGACGATACCTAACAAGCTAGCAACTGGCAGGCCGATTCAAATTTATATTGATAGGCAGGGTGGCCAGACATACACATTCACAGGCACCTTGGCGGCTAATATCAATGCATCAGTCACGACCATCCCCATGTCATCCCTCTCAGGTGTTCCATATGCAGGATATGCAAACATTGGAGCGGAGACGGTTTATTACTACGGTACTAGCACCCAAGCCGAAAATGTGGCGACGGGTGTTTCGGCCTATGCAACGCTTAATAACGTGGTGCGTGGACAAAACAATACGACGGCTGCAAGTCATACATCAGGCGATCAGGTAAGTAATACCAAGTTTCCAAACGTGACGGTATGGCCTGCACCGGATCAAGGATCTATTAGCAACCCGTATTACACCCTTGTGTACTGGCGCCTGAGAAGGATGCAAGATGCAGGTAACGGTGTTAATGTGGAAGACATACCATTCCGTTTCCAAGAGGCATTGGTAGCAGGTCTTGCATATAAGCTTTCCATGAAGGTAGAGGGCGGCCTAGAGCGCATGCAATTTCTGAAGGCCCAGTATGATCAGGCTTGGGAGCTTGCATCAACCGAGGATCGGGAAAAAGCGCCTATTAGGTTTGTACCAAGGCAATCATTTTTGGGCGTGAACTTCTAACATGCCTAATAGATTTGCCAGTGGAAAGTATGCGATCGCGCAGTGCGATAGGTGTAACTTTCGCTACAAGCTTAAACAGCTAAAGCAGCTTGTAATAAAAACCAAGAATGTTAACATCTTGGTGTGCCCAGAATGCTGGGAGGAAGATCAACCACAGCTACAATTAGGAATGTGGCCCGTGGACGATCCGCAGGCCGTTAGGAATCCACGTCCCGATTCCAACTCGTATTACCAGTCAGGCTACAACGGGATGCAGACCAACAATACCGTAGGGACAAATCCGCTTTATACGGGGGTCCCACTTGAAGGGAGCCGCATTATTGAATGGGGTTTCAATCCGGTAGGTGGTTCAAGATCTTACGACTACAACTTGACCCCCAATCATTTAGTTGGTCAAGCCCTTTTAAACAGTGTCACAGCCTCATAGGAGCAGACATGAAAACGATGGAAGCACTCAAAAAGCACATGGCCAAAGGTAAAGGAGCCCACCCTGATTCGGATGTTAAGAAGATGAGAAAGGGCGGACCGACTTCTGAAATGATGCGCCGTGAAGGTCGCAACATGGCTCGGGTAACCAACCAAAGGGGTAAATGATGGCCAAGTATTCCATGAAAATGGGTGGCAAGGAAGTTGGTTCGGCCGCTGTTTATGCAGAGCCTCATACGATGGATGGTGCCAAAGTTGTTGCCTCTCCACAGCCTGGTAAGCAAATGCCTTACAACATGGTTAAAGATTGGCAACCAACTGCTGGTGTTGCGATGAATCCCAACAGCCAAGTAAAAACTACGGGGATTAAAATGCGTGGTGCCGGCGCGGCGACTAAGGGCGTAATGTGCCGAGGGCCAATGGCGTGAAAAGATACGGCTCAATATACGTATTGCAAAACCGAGTTTCGGGTGATATGTATATTGGCCAGACAAGACAAGCATTCAAAAAGCGTATAGCGTCACATGTTGGGTCATCAAAAAAACCAAGATTTCCTGTGCACGAATGTATAGCTAAACACGGGATTGAATTGTTTGAAATTTATGAAATTTTTGTAGCGTTTGATGAAGATTCATTAAACTTGTACGAAAAACATTTCATCGAGACTTTGATGCCAAACTTAAATGTTACAAAAGGAGGTAGCGGACGTGCAGCATCGGTTTCTGATGAGCTGAAGAAAATCAGGTCAGATCAAGCAAAACAAAGATGGGCCAACCCTGTTTGGCGTGAAAAAACAATTCAAGCTCTTAGGTCGTCGAATACAACGGATGAGTTTAGGGAAAAAATACGGAATATAAAATTAAGCCAGGTGAGAAAGACTTACAAACCTGTTGTTGCCAAGCCAAAGGTAAACAGGTCTGAGGTCGTTGCCAAGACGTGGTTGAACGAAGATGTGCGCAACAGACGTATTGAATCATTAAAGAAGACAAAAAATACTGAGGAGTCTAAGCTATCGGTTTCGCTAAAAAGCAAAGGAAGAAAAATGGCTTTTGAAGCGATTCAAAAAAGCACAAAAGCAAAACTACGTCCGGTGTTTTGCAAAGAACTGTTAACAACTTTCTTATCGCAAAAGGATGCCGCTGCATTTCTGCAAGTATCTAAAGCGTTGGTAACTAAAGCAGTGCAAAATAGGTCGTTAATTGACGGTATGTACACGCTTTCTAGGGTGCAACCATGACGTGGCTAGAATTAAAGCAAGCGATACAAGATTATTGCGAAACGACGTTTGAGACAGCAACGCTGCAAACGTTTGCGAAGCAGGCAGAGCAGCGGATATTTAATACCATTCAGTTTCCGTCACTTAGGAAAAACGTGACGGGCGTCTGTACGTTAGACAATAAATATCTGCAAGCCCCAGATGATTTTTTGGCGCCCTACTCGTTGGCGGTTATTGATACAGATGGCTCTTACCATTACCTTCTCAACAAAGATGTGAACTTTATTAGAGAGTCATTCCCTATACCAACGGGCACTGGGAATACAGGAAGGCCGTATTGTTACGCCTTGTTTGGCACGGACTATCCGACCAATACAAAAGAGCTTGTGTTTATGCTTGGGCCCACGCCAAATTATGCTTATGGCGTAGAGTTGCACTATTTTTATTACCCAACCTCGATAGCTGCAACGGATACAGATTCAAATACAACATGGCTAGGCGATAACTTTGATTCTGTTTTATTGTATGGATGCTTAATAGAGGCTTATACTTTCTTGAAGGGTGAGCCTGACATGGTTAATTTGATTAACTCAAAGTACAAAGAAGCGCTCATACTTGCCAAACGACTTGGCGACGGGCTGGAAAGAGAGGATGCATATCGATCCGGCCAGGTGAGGGATAAGGTGGTGTAATGGCAATCATTCAAACATTAACCACATCCTTCAAGGTAGAGGTAGTTCAAGCGCTTCACAACTTTACCGCGGGGACGGGTGATGTCTTTAAACTGGCCTTATACACCGCCAATGCGGATCTCGGTGCCTCAACCACTACGTACACGTCATCCGGGGAGGTGTCCTCCAGTGGAACCAATTATTCGGCTGGAGGCATTACGCTCACAAACATTACCCCGACCTTTCAAGGAACTACTTCTTACTGGACCTTTGACGACGCAACCTTCACTAACGTCACGTTAACAACCAATGGCGCTTTAATTTACAACAGCACCAATGGAAACAGGTCTGTTTGTGTGCTTAATTTTGGTACAAACATTAGTAAGACAGCTTCTAATCTAGTCATTACCTTCCCCCCGGCTAATGCAACTAACGCAGTCTTAAGGATTGCCTGATATGTGGACTCAGATCTCAACAACACAGACGGCTGGTTGGACAACGATTAGCCCTGGTGTTACCACGACTTGGACGCAAGTGAGTACATCATGACTGTAAATTACACATCGCTTTTAAAGCTAGCCCAACCCGTCAACGGCAGTGAGGACGGAGCATGGGGCACGGTAGTCAATGAGTCGCTTACTTCGCCGGTCGAAATAGCGATTGCCGGCGCGGCTACGATTGATGTCACATCAGGCAATGTAACGCTCACCAATGGTGATGGGTCTGCATCTAACCAGTCGCGTTATGCCATTTTGTTGGTCACTGGTACGCCCGGGGTTACGAGGAACGTTATTGCCCCGGGTACTAGCAAGATATATCTTATTAAGAACAGCTCCGATGGCTCGGTTGTTATCAAAGGGGCATCGACCACAGGGGTAACCATACCTGCCGGCGAAGAGGTGTTTGTATTTTGGAATGGCAGTGATTATGAGATTGCCTCTATTGCAGGGCCGTCGGTGGCCACAGACAATGCGGTGGCAAGGTTTGATGGCACCACGGGGAAGATCTTACAGAATTCTGCGGTCACAATTGCAGATACGACGGGTGATATTACTGGTGGTAAGTACAACGGATTAACGATCAGTACGACCACGGGTACGTTGACTGTTGCCAACGGAAAAACGCTCACGGCAAGTAATACGATTACATTGGCAGGGACGGATGGTACAACCATGACGTTCCCAGGCACGAGTGCTTCTGTAGCGCGTACAGATGCCGCTCAGACATTTACTGGTGTACAGACATTTTCGTCGTCGCCTATTATTTCAGCGCTAACAGCAGATAAGCTGGTATTTACGGATTCATCAAAAGCGCTTGTGTCCTCGGGATCGGTCGGTACGGATCAGGGTGGCACGGGCCAAACGACTTATACCGCCGGTGACATGGTGTATTACGCCACTGGCACGGCCATGACCAAGCTTGGTATTGGCACAACCAATTATGTATTGACATCTAGTGGTAGTGCGCCTCAGTGGTCCGCCCCTGCGTCTGTTGTTATTGGCACGGCGACCAATATCCAAGGCGGAGCGGCTGGGTCGGTTCCTTATCAATCCGGTGTAAGTACCACAACATTTCTTGGTATAGGTAGTGCTGCTCAGGTATTACAAGTTAATGCTGGCGGTACAGCGCCTGAGTGGGTATCAAGTACAGGTACGGGCAGTGTTGTTCGTGCTTCATCACCGACGCTTGTAACGCCAGCTTTGGGTACGCCAAGTACTATAAATCTGACTAACGCTACCAATCTGCCGCTTGGTAGTATTACAGGACTAGGTACCGGTGTAGCGACTGCATTAGCTATTAATGTTGGTTCCGGCGGCGCATTTGTACCGACCACGGGATCAGGTGCTTCTGGCACTTGGAGTATTTCTGTCACTGGCAGTGCAGCGTCTGCAACGACATCAACGAACTTGGCAGGCGGTGCGGCCAATCGAATTGCTTATCAGACAGGATCTGATACAACAGCGTTTATAGTCGCACCAACAACAAGCAATACATTCCTTAAATGGAATGGCACGTCATTAGGATGGGATACGGTTTCAGGTGGCGGGGGCGGTACAACAACGAACCCGGTTACGTTTAACAACACAGGCGGCGGAGCCTCATCAGGTACTACATTTGATGGCAGTTCTGCTGTAACAATCAGCTATAACACGATTGGCGCACCATCAACAACAGGGGGTGGTGCAACAGGCAACTGGAATATTAATATTACAGGTAGTGCCGCATCTGCAACAACCGCAACGACGGCAACAAGCGCCACAAGCGCAACGACGGCAACCAATATAGCTGGTGGAACGGCAACCCAGATTCCGTACCAAAGCGGTGTTGGTGCAACGACGTTTGTCACAGCCCCTACAACATCTGGATCTTTCCTTAAGTGGAATGGAACGACTTATGTTTGGGATGTTCCGGCAGGTGGCGGTGATGTTTCTGGTCCAACATCTTCGACTGCGGACGGGCTGGTTGCTTTTAACGGGACAAGTGGAAAGATCATCAAAGCCGCTGGCACTGTAACGGTTGCTCAGGGCGGCACGGGGCTAACGGCATTTGGTTCAGCCCTACAGGTATTACGCGTTAATGCTGGCGCTACGGCACTGGAGTACGCAACGGTCGTTACAAACCCTGCTGGGTCAAATACTGAAATTCAGTTTAATAACTCAGGTGCTTTTGGAGCTTCGGCCAATTTAACGTGGGATGGATCGAACGTACAGATAGGAGCCGCAGGGTCTTTAAGGTTTGCAGATACAGACTCTTCAAACTATGTGGCGTTTAAATCGGCTGGCACGGTTTCAAGCAATGTTACTTGGACGCTACCAAGCTCGGACGGAACAAACGGTCAGGCACTGGTTACTAATGGAACGGGTACGCTTTCATGGGCGACCCCCGGTGGATCGGTCACCATCAGTAATGACACGTCAACGTCATCCAATGTTTACCCTGCCTTTTTAGCGGCTACAACGGGTACGGCAAGTACGATTTACACCGGCAATGCCAACTTACTGTACAAGCCAAGTACAGGTGAGCTACAAGCCCAAGAGATGGTAGCGATCAATAGCTTGTTTGTTGGGGCTGCGACGGTAGCGACAAGTTACACCATCCCCAATAATTACAACGCTATGTCGCCCGGACCCACGGCAGTAGGAAGCGGTGTTACGGTCACGGTGCCGTCTGGATCAACATGGACTATTGTGTAAGGAAATACTATGTCACAGCTTAAATTGTCCGGTGATGCGTCTGGCACAGGCATTGTTACGGTTGCTGCACCGAATACGAATAACACTTATACGGTGACTTTGCCTGCTGCGGCAGGGACTTTTGCACAGACAGATGTTGCTCAGACATTTACAGGTACGCAGACGTTCAGCAGCAACCCTGTATTAAGCGGCGGGACTGCCAACGGAGTCCTGTACCTGAACGGCTCCAAGGTGGCGACAAGCGGTAGTGCGCTGACGTTTGATGGGACGACGCTGAGTGTTGTTGGGGCCTCGCGGGCCACGACGATTACAGGCAACATCATCGAGATGACCCGTGCAGGGACGAACTATTTGATTTCGTCCAACGCCGCATCGTCGTGGGAGTTCCGTGGGCCTAGCTATGCGTGGATGTCTGAGGATGGCGTAACGCAACGCATGACCCTGAACTCCTCCGGCAACCTCGGCCTTGGGGTGACGCCGAGTGGGTGGGATACAACCAATTCAGTCCGTGCTTTGCAGTTGACTCAAGGGGCTGTTTGGGGATATAGCGCGGCTAATATGTATTTGGCTGCTAATAATTACTGGAACGGCACAAACAGAATTTATCTGTCAAACAATACCGCAGGTGAATATCGCATTACAGGCAATGTTCATGCGTGGATGCAAGCCCCCCTCGGCACAGCAAATACCGCTATTACATCCTTCACACAGGCGATGACGCTGGATGCGTCTGCTAACTTGACCATTACGCCGGGTTCTGGAAGTGGTTTAGCAGCGACACAGACAGGATTGAATGTCTTTGGGGGAGCGTCGGCAGCTGCTGCTACATCTCCCGGCGTCTTGACGTTGGGTGTTAATTCGACGGCTGTAGTGTCAGGAGAAGTGTTAGGACGAATTCAGTTTTACAGCAATGACGCAAGCGGATCGTCCACAGGCGTTGTTGGAAAGATTGATTGCGTTGCAACGTCAAACTTTGTTGGTGACTGCGAAACTGCGCTGACATTCCACACAAATGACGGTGTGGCAGGAACGATTGCCGAACGCGCCCGGATTACCAGCGGGGGGAATTTGCTGGTGGGGGCTACAGCGGATTATCTGTCCTCACGGCTATTAGTTGATTCTTCCGGAACAACCAGTTCAACAAATATTTTAAGTTTACGAAATTCGTCAGGCACAGAATATTTTAGAGTAAGAAGTGATGGATATACCTACGCAGGATTTTACGTTCAAACAACCGCAAGTGCTGCAAACGTATTTATTGGTTCTGGCGGCGATTTGCTGCGATCAACCTCATCTCTGAAATACAAGACTAACGTTCAAGACGCTGTGCATGGACTTGCTGAAGTCATGCAACTACGTTCGGTCACATACAAGGGGAAGAAAGACGGAGACACCGTCTTTGGTGGTCTGATTGCCGAGGAAGTTCACGCTGCGGGTCTAACGGAGTTTGTGCATTACGCGCCGGATGGAAGTCCTGATGCCATAGCCTACGGCAACATGATTTCATTGCTAACTAAAGCCATCCAAGAACTTAAAGCCGACCTTGACGCAACCAAGGCCGAACTTGCTGCACTGAAAGGAGCCTAATTATGCCAGTAACAATCAACGGTACGACCGGCATTGCTGGGCCTGACGGTTCAGCATCAACACCAGCGGTCCAAGGTACTGACTCAAACACGGGTTTATTTTTCCCTGCTGCGGATACGGTTGCGATTACCACGGGTGGTACTCAGCGAGTAACAGTTGATTCTTCCGGCAACGTGGGGATTGGAGGTGCCGCCGCAACGGGATGCACATTAGATGTACAAGGCACAAGCGCACTCAAAATGCCTGTAGGCACAACAGCGCAACGTCCGACAGGTGTAAGTGGAATGATTCGCATGAATAGCAGTATTGCCGAACCTGAATGGTATGACTCGGTTAATTCAGCGTGGGTGCCATTTTCTGATCCAAGCGCAAGTTATTACCTTATTGAATTTATGATTGTTGCTGGCGGTGGTGGCAGCGGTGGAGGAACTAGCGGAACTGTTCGCGCTCCTGGTGGGGGCGGCGCAGGTGGCGCAATTTTTTCTCAAACTTATGTCAAATCAGGCACAGCTTATTCGCTAACAGTAGGTGGTGGAGGTGCCGGAGGAGCTAGCGGAAGTAATGGTGCGTCTGGATCAAATAGCACTGGATTTGGCCTAACTGCTATTGGTGGCGGTGGTGCGCCGTATTCATCCGCTGGTACAAACGGTGGGTCAGGTAGCGGTGGTAATGGATCAACCACTACAGCCGGTTCAGGAACCACAGGTCAAGGTAATGCTGGAGGTGCGGGCAATGACAGCACAACCTTCCGTGGTGGGGGCGGTGGTGGTAAAGGTGCTGTTGGAGCAACAGGTACAGTCTCAGGAAATGGTGGTGATGGCGGTCAATGGCTAAATGGTACGACGTATGCTGGAGGCGGTGGAGGTGGTGGATATAGTGGCGCCGGAGGTGGATTAGGCGGTTCTGGCGGCGGCGGCCCTGGCGGTACCACTGGGAACGGAACGTCTGGTAGTGTTAATACAGGTGGCGGTGGCGGTGGTGGGGCTGGAGGCGTAAGCACCACTGGCGGCAATGGCGGTAAAGGCATCATCATCATTCGTTATGCTGATACGCAACGCGGTTCTGGTGGGACAGTAACGACGTCAGGTGCTTACACCTACCATACCTTTAACGATAGTGGAACATTTACAGCATAGGTGACAACATGGCTCATTTTGCAAAAGTTGTAAACGGCGTTGTGGTCAATGTAATTGGCGCAGAACCAAGTTTCTTTGACACATTTATTGATGATTCACCAGGGCAATGGATACAAACAAGCTACAACACGCGTGGCGGTATCCATTACGAAGCAAACAGTCATACCTCGTCTGAAGATCAATCAAAAGCACTTCGAAAAAACTACGCAGGCATTGGTTACACCTACGATCCTGACCGTGATGCATTCATCCCGCCAAAGCCTTATCCAAGCTGGATACTGAATGAGCAAACATGTCTTTGGGATGCACCAGTAGCGATGCCGCAGGACGGTAAACGATATGTATGGGATGAACCCACAGCCAGTTGGGTAGAGGGAGCCTAAAGTGTCTACAGTAAAAGCAAACAATCACCAGATCGGGCAATCTGGCACAGCAACAAACAACTTCACCTTATATCAGCCATCCACGCCGGATGGTACGGTGCGTCTTGCTGTAGGCAATTCTGGTGCTACCACGGGGGATGTGCTTTCAGTCAGTAACACAGGGCTATCAGTAACGGGTACGCTCTCTGCCACAGGCAACGTCTCCTTCGACGGCGGCACGTTTGTATTCAACGAATCTGGTGCTGACAAAGACTTTAGGATAGAAGGCGATACCGACGCTAATTTGTTTTTCACGGATGCGTCTACAGATCGTGTCGGGATTGGGACGAGTTCGCCTGCTAGTCGTCTTGATGTTTACAGTACCGGAAACACCACGCTTACTCTCAGCGGTAGTTCTGGTGGCGGCGGCGATGTTTCGCAGATTGACTTTCTCCGCATCGGGTCAAATGTCACATCATCTATCAAAGCGATTCGGGATGGCGGCAACACATCCGGTGCGCTGACGTTTTACACGGCAGTAAGCGGATCAAACACCGAACGTATGCGCCTCGACTCCTCCGGCAACCTCGGCCTTGGGGTGACGCCGAGTGCGTGGGATACAACAGGCAAAGCACTTCAGTTTGGAGCCGGTGCTGTCTATTCATACTCGACAGGAAGTATTGGAGTTTTCCAGAACGCAATTTATAGCGACACGTTCCGCTATGTAAACACCGCAGCGGCTTCCCGTTACACGCAAGCAGCAGGCCAGCACCAGTGGTACAACGCCCCCTCCGGCACCGCAGGAAACGCTATCACCTTCACGCAGGCGATGACGCTGGATGCGAGTGGGAAGCTCGGCATCGGCACTACAAATCCGGTCTACAAACTTGTCGTATCAAACGCCGGGGCGCAGGGTTATGAAGTTGACCCAGTGGCAGGCGATAACAGCGGCGTCAATACACTTGCGTATAACCGATCTACATCTGCTTATGTAACTTTATCCCAATACGCATTGGATCTCAGATGGGTCACGGGTGGCTCCGAACGCGCCCGTATCACCAGCGGGGG